ATTTGTAAGTCCAACAGTTGCTGGTGTTCCAGTATCACTAACTGTAAAAATATATTGAGGATTTGTGACCCCTATACCAAAATTTGCAGTTCCACTAAAGTAAGCACCACCAGTAACTTGAAGATTTTGTGATACTGTTCCTGTTGATGTTGCTGTTCCTACTAATACTGGACCAGAAGTAATTTGTAGTTTATTATCAACTGTTGCATCACCATAAATCCGTGTACCTGACTTAAGTTTTGCCATTTCTTATGCTTGTGCCTCCGTCCAAGAAAGTCTTGCAGTTACATCTACATTACCAGATGCAGCAAGATTAGTGACCACAATCGTTAATGTATCAGGACCATCTGGGAATATTCCACTATTTGAAGTGGTGCCACCTCCACCAAGAATACAATTACCCAAATCCCTTACAGTACTTAAATCAAGTGTGCTAGTACCAGAAGAGAATAGTCCTGCAGTAACTTCACCACCTGTTACTGTAGTTGAACCACCAGCATAATCAACAATTTGCGCCAAACTGGAATTTTGTTGTCCTGTAGCATTACCAATAGCATTCGTCCAAGCATTTGTAGTTGATGGAGTCGCATTTAAGAGTGCTTGCACAAGAATGTTTGATGTATTACTACCACGAATTGAGATTCCCAGATTTCGAAGAACTAATTGCATTCTATTAATTAATTCTCTTTGTCCGAATGCCGCAGCAATACCATTATCCACCGATGGTGCCACACGAATTGCAAGTAGTGCTCTTGCGTTTGCAGCACCAGGAGAAATAGTAGTAGTAGTTCTTTGACCATAAGTAAAGACCAAGGATTTATCATCATCATAACGACCATCCATAATCACACTAGTTCCCCAGTGAGAAATAGAAGGTCCATAAGTCGGAAATGCAAGTTCAACGGCAACTGGGTCTGTAGCAGAGAAAGTAAATGATTGACCAGTTGATGCACCCATTGGAGGAATAATTACCGTTGGGTTTGCCGATGTTGCTGCCTGACTTAACGTAATATTTCCAATACCAATTGCACTGACGTATGTTCCTTCTGGGAATCCACCAATAACTCTCTGACCTACTTGTAGGTTTGTGGTGGTTGCAGTTGCCACATTAGAACCAGAAGCAACCGTAAGTGCAAGAGAAGTACTACCAGACCTTGCTCTTGTGACTCCAGTAAATGCTGTTGTACCAATACCAGCATAATTCATATACTCATAAGTATTTGCATTACGAACTACGATTGTACCAGCAATTGGGAATCCTGCTGTACTTGCAATACCAATAGTTGTATCAGATGCTCCCACATTTCCAGTAATTTTAGTTGTTGGTGGAAGACTTTCAGATTCATAACGTGCTGGTAAGTTTCCAGAACGCATATATGCTTCAGTATTTACATTATTGTTTGGTATTTTGTGACAGTAAATTACATTACCATCTGGTCCACGGAATCCCCAACGAATAAAACCAGCACCATACCAAGAGTAGTCCATATAGAACATTTGCATCTTGGTAAGGTCAATATTATATCCAGAAGGACCTGTACCATCACACTTATCAATGTTCCAAGATGATTGAGGATATTTTGTATCTTGTGTTTTTGAAATGATTACATAATCGGCAGTTGCTCCTCTATACGAAGGAGAAATCGTCATAGAAGTATCACTTGCAATATCAACAACACGATACGACTGACCACGAAGAACAATAAAATCTCCAATGTTTAGTTGTTTTGCAAATACTGTTGGGAATGTTGCATTTGTTTGAGTAATAGTATTTGAACCATTTGTTGCAGTAACTTTTCCTGCAAGTTGATATGTGGAACTTCTACGAACCGCAGAAAGTGTTTGACCATCAAACTCAAAGAATATTCCATTTTGAGCATCAAAACTTCCAAGACGATTGGAACATCCATACCAACTTGAAACGGAACAATTATAAGTTCCAGACGCAACTGTTGAACCAATTCCAGAAGTTGACGTAACATTGAAACTATTATATCCAGTTACGGAAGTTACGGTATAAGTTCCATTATATCCAGATTCATTTACACCAGAAAGTGTAATTTGAGTTCCTGGTGTTGCTGCCTGAATATTATGCTGTTCTTTTGTTTGCACTCTAATTGTACTTCCAATACTCAATCCAGTTGAAGTTAAACTATCAATCTGCAAACTTGGTTTTAAAATAGTACCAGAACTGACTTGAATACCTTTACCAGATTGATAACGAAAATATCTTCTGGTTTGGCGAATTGCTTGCTCAAAGTTTCCATTTGAGTTTGATGTGAAAATAATTCCACCATCAAATGGTCTGTGCAAAAATTGTCCTTGAGGTCTTACGAAGATTCTTCCACCAGTTGGGTTTGCTGCTGGTGCAGTAGTTGAATAATAAGTAAATGCAGTTGAACTGGTAATTGTAGCAACCACAAAAGAACCATTTGCATTTACCTGCGATGTTCCGACAACCGAAACCTCATTACCAATGGCAAGACCATGAGGAACTGTAGTTGTTACAGGAATTGCAGTTCCAGAAGTCCAAGAGAATGTTGGTGTTCCACCAATCTGAGCATTTGTATATGTGGTTCCAGAAAATATACCAGTCTTATTGGAGTCAAAAATATTTGTAACTGTTGTTGTATTTGTTGCTCTTGCAGTATAAGTAAAGTTTGTATTACCAGCACCAACAGATTCTACAATAAAGTTTCCATTCGCAATATTCAGATAAGTATCTTGAACCGTAATTGCTGTTCCAATTCCAGGAACTGATGTTGTTCCACTTGCACCAACTATAACTGTGACAGTTCTAGAACTGGTTGGTAGTGTAATCGTGCCAATTCCAGTTACACCAACAGAAGAAGGATATGCAAAAGGACGATTGTTAATCATCGCAAGATTTTCCCACTTTGTAACCTGACTACCATACTCAAAGTCAGTATCAATCAGTGCTTGTGGGGTTGAAACTCTAAATTTATTTACAGGGTCTACATATGCTTCCGAAGGTGTAAACTTCTCATCATATTCATCTACAATGATTTGAAGTTTATCAGTACTACTCATTGAAGCAGTACTATAATTTAATACGACTGTGGTTGTATTCGTACCACCAGAAGTTGAAACAGTATAAGTATTTGCCTTTAGGTTTGAGTCAGAGAAATTATAGATTACTGTGTTCGTCGTTACATTGGTAATCAGAATTAATCGTTCTCTCGGTATGACACGAGGAATGACGATAGTATTTGTGGAAGGGGTGAATGTATATCCAGTTTCCAGTATTGCCTTTCTTGCCATAATTAATGAATACCTTTGTTATATTTATGTGTTAGTAAATAGTTGTGACTTCATCAATCTCATTATAAACAATCACCGATTTATCAGTATTTTGTCTCATAAATGTTCCTTGTCCTGGACCATAAGAAACACTAGCAAACTCATCATAAACAATATCATAAGGAGGAAAAACATTTGCAAATAAGGTTGTTCCTATACCCACATTTTCAGAAAACTCTGAAGCATAATAAGTTCCAAGTCCAGTGATACTTGGATTATTTGCTGTGGTTTCATCAAACTCACCAGCAAGCATCGATGCATATTGGTCTAGTCTTCCTACAACTGGCATAATCTTATCCTGCTACAAAGTCCAAACTATTTGCAGTTGAATTGTACTGTATATAGAAGTTAGTGGTTCCTGCAGTTCCACCGAATCTCATTTTGTTTGTGGAGGTTACTCTTGCGTCTCCTGCAATGTCTGCAGTGAATGCAGGACTTGCGGTTCCTATACCAAGATTACCAGAAACATAAGCAGTACCTTGAACGTGAATTTTTTGTAATGGATTTGTAGTTCCAATACCAACAAGACCAGAAGAGGTTGTGGTGATTACAGTTCCACCAGTTCCTACATTTAGATTATCAGTTTGTGTAATTCCAGTAACAGTTACACCAACACCAGAAGTTTCAAACTTTTTGGACTTATTGTGGAATAAAGAGGTTGATCCGCCTAATGTAACGATAAATGCTTCTTGTCCAGAAGCAAAATTAGATACTCTAGATCCACTTAAAGAACTTCTGTCACCAATAGAAAAAACATTATTGCCAGTCAATGCTATAGCATAAGATCCAGTAAGTGACTGCCTAACATACCCATTAATACTTCCATTTGTGTAAGTTGCATATAATTGATAAAGAGGATCAGTCGTAGTTGGATCTGCTACTGCTATTTTTGGAGTTCCACTAATAGTTCTATCCCCAACAAATGCAACATCAGGTAAATTTGATATTGAAGCCCAATTTAAAGTAGTATTAATTCCAATTGATACTTTAGATTCATTTAAAGGATTAAAATAAATAACATCATTATTTCCAGAATCTCTTATAGCAGTGATTGATACTGCACCACCAACATTAATAGCACCACGAACATCAAGTTTTGCTGCTGGATTTGTGGTTCCTATACCAACTCTTTGATTGCTATCAATTCTTACTGCTTCAGTATTATTAGTATAAAATTCTATCTGCCCATCAGCAGAACTATACATTCCAGAGTCATTATCTCCAGGAGCAAAGAAACCATATCCATTATTATTAACACCAAGAGCACCTGGAGCACCACCTCTTGCTCTAAATGAATTAGCAGTAGCAACTCCTGAAATTGTAAAATCTCCTCCATAATATAGTGGTCCAGATCCAGTTCTACCTAAAGCAACTGTGTTAGAACTACCAAAAATAATAAATGCTGTATCACTATTTTGAGCACCAGAGAATCTGGTAGTGTTTGCTGCATTAATATCACCAATCCAAAGATCATCACCAATTCTTACATTTTGTCCTGTACCATTATTTGATGTGTAAACTTGATCTGCTGTAAGTATACCAGTAATTGAAGCATTACCAGAAACTGTAAGTCTTGAAGTTGGATTTGTAGTTCCTATACCAACATTAGAAAGTGTATGAATACCTACTGATGTTGTAATCCACTGTGATGAACCACTACCTCCAGGAAGATTTGTTAATAATGAACCATCACCAGAAAACTTAGTCGCAGTTAAAGTGCCAATAGTACTAATACTAACAGCAACAGAACCATTTGCAGCAGTGCTATCATCTTCTCTGAAAATTCTAAAGTCATTTGCAGAACCAAAATTATCAACATTCCAACGATAAGAAGATGCTGGTTGACCTCTAAAAACAAGTCTATTATTAGAACCAGAATCTTGTTGTATTTGTACTGAACCATTAACAGTAAGTTTTGAACCTGGATTTGTGGTTCCTATACCAACATTATCAGAAACATAAGCACCACCAGTAACTTGAAGTCTTTGTGCTGCTGTTCCTGTTGAGGTTGCTGCACCAATGAATACTGGTCCATTAGAGAATGTAGAAACACCAGAGACACTTAATTGTGTAACAGAACTTATACCACCAATAACACTTGTAGAAACACCAGCATTAGAAACATAATCAGCAAATGTAATTGTAGCAATACCTGCAGTGGATGCAACAGAAACAATATTACCAACAAAGTTTAATTGAGAAATACTATTTGCACCACCAACGACATTACCTTCATCACGAACTGTTAATCCAGTAATAGCACCAGCAGGAGCAGCAGAAACCCAAGTAGGAGCATTACCAACTCCATTGGATTGAAGTATCTGTCCAGAATTACCATTTGTTAAGAATACTGTAGTATCTGGTGCAGATTGATATGGAATATTTCCAGCAAGACCACCTTTAAGATTTGTTGATATTCCAGAATTGTCTGCATAAGTTGCAACGCCAACAATTGATGATGCCTGAATATTGGTAAGTTTAGAACCATCACCATAATAAGTTACAACACCACTTGTAGCAGTAACAATACCAGATGATATCCGAACAGTTCCTAAAGTAGAAATACCAGAAACACCTAATTGAGTTACTGATGCAATACCACCAATAACACTTGTAGATACTCCTGATGTTGTAGCATAAGTGGCACTTGAAGCATTACCACTGAATGAAGTTGCAGTAACAACACCACTTGCATTAATGTTTCTAACAACTGCTAAATCATTTTGGGTAAATTGAACTGAACCAGCAGCAAGTCTTGTTCCATTAGGGAACTGTGTTGATCCAATACCAACTGCATAGTTAATTAACCAAGCATCAGTACCAAGTCCAGAGAATGTTCCAGACTTGAACCACATAATTTTCTTATATGTGGCAGGATTGGTTTCAATGCCAGCAATAAAAAGATTAACTAACGGTGTTCCTTCAGTGGATGCAAGAGCAACACCACCATGATTGGAAGTAGTATCATTAGAAATATCATTACCATTACCATCTGTTCTATAACCAAGAACAATATCAGGGTCAAAAACAGTTAAGGTGGGAACATTAATAAATGCGGTTGTTCCACCAATTGTAACATTACCAGTGACGTTTAAGTTACGATTGACTTGTAAATCCCTAGTAACGGTTACATCTTGTGGTGCTGTAAATTGAGATGGAATACTTAATGTTGGTGTCGAACCTTCACCAGTTCCAGAAGTAACTGTAATTTGATTTGATGTTCCAGTGATGTTTGCTACATAGTCACCAGTTGTATCAGATCCAAGAGCAACACTATTTGGTTGAATTGTTGCCGCTAATGATACATTACCAGTACCATCAAAAAATACTGGAGAAGCAACAATGTCACCAGTGATTTGGAATGTTCTTGGTGTTACAAGTTGAGTTGCTGATGATGCAGTACCTGTTAATGCACCTACGAATGTTGTTGCTGTTACGACACCAGAAACTCTACCATCACCAACAACATCAAGTGCTGCTCTTGGAACTGCAGATCCAATACCAAGTCTAGTTCCAGTATTAACTAAAACAGTACCAACACCAGCAGTTGGTCCAATATTGATTTGAGTAAAAGAACCAGAAAGTCCACCAGTACCAAAGTTGATTGTTTTGGTTGTTCCTACACCAGAAGCACCAGTAGCAAGGTTGAGTATTTGTGAAACAGTTGCTTGTCCTAAAGTAATTCCACCAGTCTGTGATGCTCCACCAATTGAGACTGTACCTGTTGTATATGATGTAGCAGTAAAGTTTTGAGTAGTACCACTATGAGTAATGTTTGCACTAGTAACAGAAAGAGCACCGGAGAAAGTAACAGTTCCGGTAAATGATTGGGTCAATCCAAGAGTTGCTACTGTATCAGTTGTAGTGATTACAGGTAGATTGAGAGTTCTATCTGCAGTAATAGCACCGCCATTAATATTATATTGGAAAGTGTTTGCTGCATTTCTTATCTTTAATCCCGAAGATAAGAAAGTTCCAACACCAGCAACATATAAGTTTGATGCCGTTATAAAACCAACTGTTGTTACACCAGAAACATTAAGTTGCTGTGCTGTTAGATTAGTAGCACTGGTAACTCCAAGAGTGCTTATACCAGTAACATTTAGATCGGCAAAAGTATTCGGAGCATTAGCGATTGCTGCTTCAATCGTCGCAGTCGTTGTCTCATCCAGAGAGGCAATATTCTGAAGTTGTCTTGCGGAACTGACAACTTGCGTATTACCGATGCTTACGGAAGTTACAGTTGCAATACCAGCGTTAACTATATTTCTACTATCATCAATAATAGTAGAACCTATGATTTTTATTGCCATTTACCGTCTTCGTGTTTCCACTGGGTATTTTGTATTATTTAGTTGACTTTTCTCTTCAGTTCATCAATCTCTTCTTGCTGTTTCTTCACACATTCAATCAACAGACCAATCAATCCATTATAGTTTACTGTTTTGGTTTCTCCACCGTGAACCAGTTCTGGAAGAATTTTTTCAATCTCTTGTGCAATGACACCAGCAGAATTACGATTACCTTCCTTCCAATTAAATGTAACACCACGAATCTGCATTACCTTTTCAAGTGGGTCCGAAATTTGATTGATGTTTGTTTTGAGATTTATATCAGAAAGTGAATCAAAGTCAGTAGAGGTTGTAACTCCAGTGATATAAGCATTACCCTGAACTGTAAGTGTTGATGTTGGGTTTGTGGTTCCAATTCCAATACTTGTTGCTGTTAATAATCCAACAGTAGAAACTCCAGATACTGATAATTGAGTAACTGATGCAATACCACCTATAACATCAGTAGCAATTCCAGCATTAGTAGCATAAGTAGCAATACCACTAGAAGTAGAATAGGTACTTACTCCAGCATTGGTTGCATAAGTTGCTATACCAGATGAGGTTGCATAAGTACTTACTCCAGCATTGGTTGCATAAGTTGCTATACCAGCATTAGTAGCATAAGTAGCAATACCACTAGAAGTAGAATAGGTACTTACTCCAGCATTGGTTGCATAAGTTGCTATACCAGATGAGGTTGCATAAGTCGCTATACCACTAGAAGTTGCATAGGTTGCTATTCCAGCATTGGTTGCATAAGTTGCTATACCAGCATTAGTAGCATAAGTAGCACTCGAAGCATTACCAGAAAAACTTGATGCTGTTACAACACCAGAAACTATTGCATCTCCCACAACATCAAGTTTTGCTCTAGGTGTTGCGGAAGCAATACCAAGATTAGTTCCAGAGTTAATAACAACATATCCAAGACTATTAGTTGGTCCAATATTGATTTCAGTATAGGAACCAAAAGCACCATTAGTGCCTAAGTTGATTGTTTTGGTACTTCCAGATGCAGTAACACCTGCTTGAATATTAGTTTGTTGGTTTGCAGTAGAACGACCGAGAGTTATTGTTCCCGTTCCACCTGTTCCACCTAATGTTATAGTTCCACCTACTTGGTTAGATCCAAAAACGTGAGTGCCTGCTTGAGAACCACTTAAAGTAAGAGTAGAAGTAGCAGTTATTCCTGCAGAGAATGTTTGTGCTGCGGTAAATGTTTGAGATGTACCAAGAACTGCAATAGTATCAGCAGCACCAACTAAAGGTAATGTGAGAGTTCTATCTGCAACAATTGCAGAACCAAGAATAGAATACTCAAAGGTATTTGCTGGGTTTCTTATCTTTAAGTTGCTTGATTGGAATGTAGAAATCCCAGAAACATTAAGTTGCTGTGCTGTTAGATTAGTAGCACTGGTAACTCCAAGAGTGCTTATGCCAGTAACATTTAAATCAGTAAAGGTATTAGGTGCATTAGCGATTGCAGATTCAATTGTTGCCGTTGTTGTAGCATCAAGTGAAGCAATGTTCTGAAGTTGTCTTGCAGAACTAATGACTTGAGTAGCATCAATGCTCAGAGAGTTGGTAGTTGTAATACCAGAGTTATTAATGTTTTGGGTTGTTAAATTAGTAGTAGTTGTAATACCTAATGTTGAAACACCAGAAACTTGAAGTCCTTGTGTCTGAAGAATACCAAAGACCGTTGCACCATATCCAGTGGTTTCAAATTGTTTTACATTATTAAACCAAAGTTCAACAGAATCATCTATATTAAATCTTGCAAGAGTTTCTGTTCCAGTTCCTTTTACTATGGAAACTCTGTCTCCGTTTGATCCTAAAGCAAGATTTCCAGTTCCATTATCTAAAATAAAACTAGTAGATCCATTGTGATAAATCTCTAAATCATTACCATCACCTAAAATAATCCTACCATTATCACCAAAGTAAGCAGAAGTTCCAAAACTTACGGCACCTGTGAATGTAGTAATTCCAAGTGTTGAGACACCAGAAGAATTAATGTTGGTTAGAGTAGCATTTGTACTCGTTAAGGTTGTAACAATACCAGTTACAATATTACCAGTAGTGAAGTTGCCAGTACCATAAGTTGCTGTAGTTCCTGACAGAGTTGGAATTGTGCCAACACCACTTGCATTAATGTTTCTTACGACTGCTAAATCATTTTGAGTGAATTGGACATTACCAGCAGCAAGTCTTGTTCCATTAGGGAACTGTGTTGATCCAATGCCAACCGCATAGTTAATTAACCAAGCATCAGTACCAAGACCGGCAAAGGTGCCTTCCTTGAACCACATAATTTTCTTATATGTGGCAGGATTAGTTTCAATACCAGCAATAAAAAGATCAACTAATGGATTTCCCTCTGTTGAAGCAAGAGCAACACCACCGTGATTAGCAGTATTGTCATTGGAAACATCATTACCAAATGCATCAGTCCTAAAACCAAGAACAATATCAGGGTCAAAAACAGTTAATGTCGGAACATTAATAAATGCGGTTGTTCCACCAATTGTAACATTACCAGTGACATTTAAGTTACGATTGACTTGTAAATCTCTAGTAACTGTTAAGTCTTGAGGAACAACTAGATTACTTGGAAGACTTAATGTTGGTGTAGAACCCTCACCAGTTCCAGAAGTAACTGTTATTTGATTTGAAGTTCCAGAGATGTTTGTTACATAATCACCAGTCGTATCAGTTCCTAAACCGACACTATTGGGTTGAATGGTCGCTGCTAATGATACATTACCAGTTCCATCAAAAAATACTGGAGAAGCAACAACGTCACCAGTAATTTCAAAAGTTCTCGGTGTTACAAGTTGAGTTGCAGATGCTGCTATTCCAGTTAAAGCACCTACAAAGGTTGTTGCTGTAACAACACCAGATACAAGAACATCACCCTGAACTGTAAGTGTTGATGTTGGATTTGTGGTTCCAATACCAACAGAACCAGAAATATAAGAATTTCCTAAAACATTTAGTAATTTATCAGTACCAATACCAACCAATTGACTGTAATTAGTTGTAAAACTTGCAGAAGTTGCTCCAAGTAAAATATTACCAACATCATCAATAAAAATTCTACTACGACTGTTTTTTCTATCACGAATTCCAAAATACCCATTTTCAGCATTTACATCCCAATACGAATAATTTGTAACAAAACCAACATCCCAAGTTTGTAGTTCAATTGCCGCACCATTCAATGTGCCTGCATTTCTGGATATTTTAATACCAGCAGCACTATCAACTAAACTTATAGGTCTAAATGCTGCAATACCAGAAGATGAAGAGTAATTTAGGGTATTTGAAAGATTTGTGTTTCCAATTCCATTTCCAGATACAATCTTGCCAGCAAGAGTAGAAATACCAGAAACATATAAGTTAGTAGCAGTTAGGAATCCAACAGTTCCAACACCAGTTACATTCACATTACGAGCAGTAAATTCATCAAAAACTAAATCGTCAGAAACATATAAATCTCCACCAACATATAAGTCACCACCAGTTGTTGTAATACCACCAGCAGATGCAAGTGTGGTGACTCCAGTAATTTGAGTATCGCCAATTACATATAAACTTCTTCCACCAGCGTTTGTCGTACCAATACCAACCTTACCAACTACCTCAACTGAAGTAAGATTTTCACTATAGGATACAATACCTACTTTTAGATTTTTCTGCCTACCGCTGGTATACTTTGCCATTTTAGGTGATAGTTATTAGTTAAGTGTTTCTAAGATGCTACCAAGAAATTTAATATCAGTTCCACTACTTGCAGATAATACAAGTACATCATTAGATTCAAGAACCAATTTACCTGAAAGAAGATTTGCACTATCACTCGCAGAAATTGGAAAATCTTTCAAAATTTCAGTAGTCACTGCAATTCCTGCAGATGTTCTTTGATGTGAAAAAGAAACTGTTTGAGTTTCACTACCAATATTTGTTACCTGCGCCAAAAGAACTACGCCAGTATATCCTACAGGAGCAGTATAAATCCCTACAGCATTTGTTAGTGCTACTTTGGTGACTGTTTTAAATACATTAAGTGCTAGTGCCATTCTATTATTCTCCTCCTAATGCTAGAATGAATGGTGTCATTGTCGAGAATAAACTCCTCGAATAAGATGTTCCAGAAATTGTTCCCGTAGTTTGATTAACAACTACACCATCACCAATTCTAAAGTTTCCCGATTGGTCCGTACTTGTAAAAACAATCAGTCCACCATTTCTCATATCAACTTCATTATCTTGAATTGGAACACCACCTTGAGCAGGAAGAGCACCATTAATATTTGTACCAGAACCAATATATTCAAAAGAATGTCCAGATGCTAATACTCTACTTTGCTTAAAAAATGGAACAGTCGAACCAACACCAACTGCATAAGGAACATTATCACTCACAGTAATTGTACAAATACCAGAAGAAACTGGAGTTGAACTTATGACAGAATAATATGTTGGAAGTAATTCTAAAGTTGCTGTTGATGTATTTATCCCTACATCAGGACCAGCAATTGTAATTGCTGGTGCCGTCGTATAACCTCTTCCACTTGAGACAATTTCAATTCCAGTTACAGAACCATTTGAAATTTCTGCGACTGCTGTTGCCTGAACTCCCCAAGATTCTGATGGAGCAGAGATAGTAACAATTGGACTTGAATTATATCCAGTTCCACCAGCACTGACTCGAATCTTATTAACTGTATAATATAAGTCATCAAAATAAACAACCTGTCCATCAAAAGGTCTTACAACATTGATCTTTGCAGTTCCTCCAGCAACATAAGTGTGAGCGAGAGTTGAAATGCCAGTATAAACAGTAAAAGAATTTAAAGTAGGAATTGATTGAACTTCAAATATATTTCCATAATTACCACTAGGAAATACGTAACCCATAAAGGTTGCAGTTCCACCAGACACATAAGTATGAGGTAAAGTTGATGTTCCAACATTTACGGTAAACTGATTAGATGCTGGAATTGAATCAACTCTAAAAACATATCCTTCTTTACCACTTGGATAAGTTAAAGTTGCTGGACCAGAAGGGCAAGTAAACCCAAGTCCTGCAAGACTGACTCCCATTCCAACACCAAAACGGTGATTGGAAACTGAGGTGGTAATTGTAGCAATTCCAGTTACATTATCATAGACAGCATTACTAATTGTTCTTACAGGTATATCGGGAGGGTCTCCTGCTGATGGGCAAAGAAATGCAAGATTCTTAATCGTTACCCCCATTCCAACATTAAAACCGTGAGGAGTTGATGTTGTAATCGTGGTTAATCCTGTGGAGTTCGAATAAGATGCCGTTGAAATTGCTAAAGGTTGTACAGAAACATCCAATACAAAAGTATCGCTATTTACATCTGCTGCTTGAGTTATAATTGCTGTATATTTTTTTGATCCAATGCCATCAGCAACAAGACCATAATTACCAAATGATGCGTTAGAGTTTGTAAGATCACAGGCAGCACCAGTTCCACAAAAGACTGCAGTGTCTGGGCAAATTGTGAAGAGCGAAACTAACTGAGCATATCCTTCATTGGTAATTGAAACTCCAATACCACCCTGATTATATTGGGTATAAGAGTCGAGAACCATTGACTTGGTTGGTCCAATCGAATGCTTACCATCAATCTTCATTCCAATACTATTAGGAATGAAGTTGGTACAGTTCTGAATATATGGTGACTGATTATTAAAAACTGGTTTGTTAGGATTGAATGCAAAAATAGCACCAGTGTTTGCAGAACCTACAAACGACATTTCAGCGATATAGTTTCCATTCCCAACATAAAAGAGGTCTCCTTGATTCTGCGGAGTAACTGAGACCTCTCTTAAACTATCACCAACAATACTTACTTGGTCTGGTAGTGCAATTGGATTATTCTCTACATAAGATCCAGCACTAACTCTAATAACTGAACCTGCTGTTGAGATTGCAACTGCTCCTGCAATGGTTGCTTTTGCGTCTCCGAGTTTGAGTCCTGTGTTTGTATCGTTTCCGTCTCTTGTGACATAGATTACATTTGTAACTGTTGCTCCTGCACCGATGCGAATAATATCCGTGCCGATTCCAGGACGTTCTCTTTTGGCAGTTAACTCACCATCATAGGTGTTGTATGCTAATTCTGCACTTAATAATTGATCTACTGTAGGTCTCTTGCCAGGAACAGCAGAGCGTTTAATCCTGATCGGAGTTGACATTTATCGCATTCGGTATTTACCAAAGAAGCAGTATTTACTGCCTTTGATTTATTTATTCAAGATGCATTATTGCGTCTTGGACGATATGCAAATAAGTTTACAGGAGGGTTTGGTTTCATCCATTCTTCTATTTTATTAAGTTTTTCTTCACTATAAAAATCTTGTTGGACATACCACAGTTTCCAGTGCTCGTGCCCCTTTGACTGATTACAAGAATGGCAGCAGGCAACTACATTCGTCTTAATATCTAGACCACCTTTACATTGTGGAACGATATGATCCAGTGTAATATTTTCTTCCGACCCACAATAAGCACATTGGTTTTCCCATTTTTCCTTTATTTCTTTCCTCCATAATCGTTTTGCTTCTGATGAACTTGTTGTTCTTAAATTAAACAAGTATTCTGAAGGCGAATGGAGGAGTTCCATAAGTTAATGCAACTTATGTTTATTTATTGTGAGTTTTTATAACTTCTACTAGTTCTTTTAGAGTAATATAGATGTAGTGAAACTCTTCATAATAAGTAATATCAGAGTCTCTTTCAATAATTAGGAGAATCTTCTTTATCATACAATTACTGGTTCTTCCTGATCTTCTGGCAACCATACTTGCTGTTGCAATTCAATTGGTGGCAATTGTTCTTTTGCTGAAGGAAGTCCAATCTGACCAGGTAGTTGTTTATCAGTTGTGGAAGTTACTGTAATTACCTGGTCTAGAATGAATCTTTGGCGACTATAAGAACGATTTGCAGAATCAAATGCAACCATCATTATCGCATCATTAATGTCTCCACAATGTGCGATAATCCTTCCAGTCTTATTTTCTGTTACGATCCAGTATTCGTTCATCATTTAATTGCTTTTCTACATTATAAGGCACCTGGGGTGATCTGTAAAGACCAGGCCAGGTGTCTCTAATAACTTCTGCGAGTTTATAAGGTGTCTCCGAACTAATCATCTAACGTGATGACCACCGAACATAAACCTCATTCCGTTCAAGATTTTTGCTCCGAAGGATCCGAGATTGCGTGAGTTAAATCTTTCAAATAAGGCAGTAGTAATGACAGGAGCGGGAACCCCCAGATCCACAGCGGCAGAAACAGTCCAACGACCCTCACCGCTGTCGGATACGCCTCCAGAGAACTGTTTAAGGCTACCATCCCTGCGTAGCACATCAGCAGTAAGATCGAGTAACCAAGACCCAACCACACTACCACGACGCCATAACTCAGCAACCTCAGCAACGTCAATATCATAGCAATAGGATTCTGGATCTGCCATCGGGGCAACCTCTGCATCTCCTTCTCTGACATACTGAGCACCTGCATTAGCGTTCTTGATAATGTTAAATCCTTCTGCGTATGCCTGCATAATACCATACTCAATACCATTATGCACCATCTTCACAAAATGCCCAGCACCAGGACCACCACAATGCAACCATCCATATTCAGCAGAAGTTATGTCTGAGTCAAACTGAGTCCTGGGGGCAGCGTCAATTCCTGGGGCGAGTGCATTAAAAATGCGCGAACAAGTGGCGACTGCAGTATCTCCACCTCCAACCATAAGACAGTATCCACGATCCAAACCGTAAACACCACCACTAGTGCCACAATCAATATACTGGATGCCCTGCTTTGCAAGTCGTTCTGCTCTCTTCCGACTGTCCTTAAAATTGCTATTGCCATGATCAATAATAATATCTCCTTCACCACAATATCGTAGTAGTTCATTAATCGTTTCCTCTACTGTTTCTGCAGGAACAACCATCTGGAAAATTCCTGGTTTATTTTGTCCCTTGACTACTTGAACAAGGCTTTGTATAGAAGTTGTAACACCATTCACATATCCTTTTTCATATGCCTCATTTGCCTTCTCATAATTTCTCCTATAACCCCAAACTTCAATTCCTGCCTTCATCATACGACGAGACATACCTTCACCCATTCGTCCTAATCCAATCAATCCTACTTTCATTTTTTACTCCTATTTTAATTTGAGGGGATAGTCCCACTTAGTAATCAGTTCTGTTTTTTGCCAAGGACCCCAAACACCTTCATTATAAAGATATGGCATTGTCATAATACGACATTGATCTCCAGTACATAAAAGATCATCAACAATTCTCCAAGATTCTAACACTTCATCTGCGTGAACAAAGTGTGATTGGTCTTCATTGATTGCATCATAAAAAAGTTTTACATAACCATCAATTGCTTTTTCTACTGGATAATGATACTGAAGAATTGCCGTTTCTACCTTATCATTTAGACCAGGAGATTTAATATCAATACTCATATCCAAATGTGGATCTGGTTGCAATCTCATTACAATTCTATCATTACAATCGTGCCCATCAAACAATTGTTGTGGAGGTGACTTGAATTTAATCACAACCTCAACACAATTTACAGGCATCTTCTTACCCGTCATAAAATGGAATGGAACTCCTTTCCATCTCCAATTATCAACATACAACTCACCAGCAACAAAGGTTGGAGTTTGAGAACCTGGAGTTACTCCTTCCTCATTTTTATAATCATCATATTGTCCAAGAACTACATTATCACCCAGTCTTGTCGCTGCGAGAACCTTAACCTTCTCTCTGCGAATTTCTTTGGCATCATTTTTACAAGGAGGTTCCATTGCAATCAATGCAAGCACCTGAAGCATGTGGTTTTGAAGCATATCTCTCACAGCACCAGCAGTATCATAATACTGAGCACGACCTTCACAACCAATGGTTTCAGTTGCAAAGATCTGAACTTCTTCTACAAAGTTCCTGTTCCAAAGTGGTTCCAATAATATATTGCTAAAGCGGGTGGCAAGGATATTATTAACAGTATCTTTACCGAGATAATGATCAATGCGATATACTTGTTTCTCGCGTAAATATCCAGCCACCACAGATTGTAAATGATTAGCAGATTGAAGATCGGTGCCAAAAGGTTTTTCAATAATGACTCTGGATTTTTCTGCGTCATCTAATTTACCTGCCTCTTTTAGATTAGTAATTGCATCAACATATCTTTCTGGAGGAACTGATAGAAAATAAGTGGTGTCATCATAAGAATCTATCACTTTTAAAGATTCTAAATCACTCAGGTCACAAGGAACATAATCAAGTCGTTTAATAAACTCTTGAGAATAATGTCCTAAAATTTCAACCCAACTCTCCTTACTATGTTTGGTTCTGGAAGCACCAATAATTTTAAATCCTTTTGGTAAAAGATTTTTCTTATGAAGAGTATAAAGTGCTGGTATAAGTTTTCTTTTGCAAAGGTCTCCAGTTGCTCCAAATATAACTATTGATTTCATTCTTTTTGATTATCAATAACGGTTTCCCAATCCTTCTGAAAGAGTTCTAGACCCTTATCAGTCATAATGTTCTTATACATTGCCCAGAATACAATAGGAGGAATTGTAACCACATTAGCACCATTTAGAGCAGATTGTTCTACCTGCCTTACATCACGAAGAGATGCTGCAAGAATTTGTGTTGATGTTCCTGAGTAATCAAATGCCTTACGAATATTTTTGATAAGTTCAATTCCATCTACAGAATTATCCATCCAACGACCAACGAAAGGTGAGATGAATGTTGCTCCTGCTTTGGATGCAAGAATTGCCTGTGCTACTGAGAACACCAGGGTTACATTGACCTGAATTCCTTTATCAGAAAGAAACTTACAAGTCTTAAGTCCTTCTACGGTACAAGGAACTTTAATTGTAACTGCAGGAGCAATTGTATAAAATTTTTGTGCTTGTGAAAGCATTTCTTCGGCAGTATCTGCAACTACCTCTGCTGAAATGCTTTCTAAATTTGTAAATGTTGTGGAAATTTCTTCAATAACTTCTTGGAGTTGTCTACCACTCTTAAGAATCAAAGTGGGATTTGTAGTAACTCCATCTAATAGTCCAGTCTCATATGCTGGACTAATCATTGAAACATCTGCTGTATCTAAAAAGATCTTCATAAAAAAGTAAGAACTCATAGGTAATTATAATGAGTTCTTACTAAGGTGTTAAATTTTGTTATGAATTGAAAACATTATTCAATATTTTTCAAGGGCATAGATTCCATTTTTTTCCACAATTGCAGAGCAAGTATCACACCAATCACCACAGCACATATACAAAAGTTTATTAAAGTATCTAATGTTGCCGTGATGTATATGCCCACAGATTACACCATCATATTTCTTATCTCTTTGAATACAATATGATGCAATATCAGTCTCATATTGGTTAATATAATTTTTTCCTCTCACCGTATTCTTTAACGCATAGACTAAAGAAAATTTAAAGAACTTCTCTAACCAAAAACTGAGTGGTGTGATGAATTCATACCCTTTATTAAAGATAAGTTGTTTCCAAGACCCAGAAGAATACTCCGAATACTTATCTCCGTGAATACACAAAAACTTATTACCTTTTGAGTCCTTGTATGTATATTCTTCTACCATTCTGAAGTTATTATGTTCAAAATCACAATAACGACGAATTTCTGCTTCATGATTTCCAAGAATATAAATGATTTCTGTTCCTTTCTTGGCAAGGTTTAGAATCTGATGAACACATTCGGTATGCTCTTTGGTCCAACGAGTGTTATATCTTTCCATACAATGAATATCAATAACATCACCAACCAATACTAACTTTTTGGTTTTTAAGTTTTTAAGAAAATTATAGAATTTTTCCGTATTACATCTAGGAGTCCCAAGGTGAACATCAGAAATAAAAACTGTATCGTAAGTCATAATCAGAATCTTGATGGAGTGTATTCCATATCTTCAAGAATATTATCTAGTATCTCCCCATATTCTTTGAATCGTTTGTCTCCTGCAATAAAACGACGCTGACGCATCCATACTGCATCAGCAAGAAGTTTGATTTGCTCTTCTGTAAGAGTTAAGGTTTTCATAAGTAAGAAGTAACTGTTGTATGTATTAGAGATTTTTTTCTCATTCATAAATCATTCCAACAGTCAGTAAGACAAAGCAAAGTATTGTGAATATCATAAGTCCTATGCCTGCCCAGATTATCCAGTTAGGCATAGGTTCGTTTTGGGTATTATGAGACATATTATTGGTGCTTTTGTAGATATTTAATCATTTCTTCCAAAAGATTTGTATTATCCCCTACCTGTCCCAACACCATATTACAATTTCTACAAAGCAATTGACGAACTTTTCCAGTTTTATGGTCGTGGTCTACACAAAGTTTTTTCCACTTACCGTCACCATCGGATTTACAAATAGCGCAAACACCACTTTGTTCTTCATACATTTTAGTGTGTTCATCAAGAGTAATACCATAAAGTCTTTTCAGGTCATTATTTTTAGTTCTTTCTGGATTTTCCTGATGTCTTGATTTCACTCTTACTTTATCACATTCCTTGCAAGATGAATGTCGAACTCCAGTTTTTTTATTACGGACATAAAACTCAGTAGCAAGTTTTTCTTCACCGCAGGACATACAGGTTCTATATAGGTCAGAGTATAGTTTAGTCATTTTCGTGTTTTCTTTCGTGCTTAAATATTTATAAAAAAAGGAACTCCGAAGAGTTCCCCTTTATCATATCACCCGATGGTTGGTGCAGTCAAAGCAACAGGAGTGTTACTAGCAGCAGCAAGATCGAGTGGGAAGTTGTGAGCATTCCTTGTGTTTTAACCTTTGTCGCCAAAGGGAGCGGACTATATCATCACTCATAAGAGTGTCGGACGCTAGTGGCGTATTACAGATGAAGCGTCATCCACCGCCTAGTCTCTGAACCTTCCTTACACGCTTGCAAGGCTTGGCTGCTGATTGTCTACAAGAGAGTTCCAGCAATTCATCCGATTTAACGAGCGCCATGCGTTCACAAAACGCTCGTGCATTACCTCTAGACCGAGACCAGCACGATTAAGAATATCTGCCCAAGTAGGAATTACTCGGTTTTGACTATCAATAAGAGACTGGTTAAAATTAAAACCGTTGCACTGAACCCCTAAATTTACCATCTTTAAGGAGTGGACTATATCTTCATCCCAGTAGGATGTCGGACGCTTATTCCTGTTATTAAGGAAACTATATTCCTCAGGTAGTCTCTGAACCTTTCTTGAGTGTACTCAAGACTTGGATGCTGATTGCCCTTATATTTGGAGGGTTTCCAGCAATTCATCCGATGTTTGCCGTTAAATTGCTTTAACGGAACCCCAATTGAGGTTAAATGCCATCGTAGAAACCCCGAGAGCGGTGAACCAGATGCCTACAACAGGCCAAGCAGCAAGGAAGAAGTGCAGACTACGACTATTGTTGAAGGAAGCGTATTGGAAAATAAGGCGACCGAAATAACCGTGAGCAGCAACGATGTTATAAGTCTCTTCTTCTTGACCGAACTTATAACCGTAGTTCTGAGACTCATTCTCAGTGGTTTCACGAACCAGTGAAGAAGTCACCAGTGAACCATGCATTGCACTAAAGAGAGAACCACCGAAGACACCAGCTACGCCCATCATATGAAAAGGGTGCATCAGGATGTTGTGCTCTGCCTGGAACACAAGCATATAGTTGAAGGTTCCAGAAATACCCAGAGGCATTGCATCAGAGAAAGAACCTTGACCGAAAGGATAGACCAGGAACACTGCACTCGCAGCAGCAACAGGTGCGCTATAAGCAACCATAATCCAAGGACGCATACCTAGACGGTAAGATAGTTCCCATTCACGACCCATATAGCAGTAGATGCCGATGAGGAAGTGGAAGACAACAAGTTGGAAAGGTCCACCATTGTAAAGCCATTCATCAAGACTTGCTGCTTCCCAGATGGGATAGAAGTGAAGTCCGATTGCGTTAGAAGAAGGAATAACAGCACCAGAGATGATGTTGTTTCCGTACATTAGAGAACCAGCAACTGGTTCACGAATGCCATCAATGTCCACAGGGGGAGCACCGATGAATGCGATGATGAAACAAGTAGCAGCAGCAAGCAGCGTTGGAATCATCAGAACACCGAACCACCCGACATAAAGACGGTTATCGGTTGAAGTCACCCAGTTACAGAATTGTTCCCAGGTATTTTCGCCAGAACGGCGTGAAGCGATTGAAGCAGTCATTTGTTTAAAAGGGTAAGTAAAAGTCCAGGGGGAACTGGATGGTTACAGTATATCCCACAACACCCTCCATTGTGGGTATGAGAGACGTTCTTATACACCCATAGGTCTCGGTTAACGAGTGTTTGACAATGTTAAGAATTATGAGGAATCCTTAACATTTGTTTACCTATTTATCATAGCACTACCCGATTTCCCTGTCAAGCCCTGTACTCATCAATCTTATCCAAGACTTTGTTGAGATACTGATGAGCAAGATGCTTTGGATCATAACCAGATTTATCCATCCACTCTTTATCCAAATCTCTTTTTATTTTAAGAACCTCACACTTTATAATTTCCTTACTCAAATATCCTTTGGACATATACAAAAAAAAACTCTGCTCAATATTTAGAGCAGAGTTTCATATTATATTTTATTATTTCAAACTTGTGCGGTTTCTCTCACAGTTGTCTTCACATATTCATAAACCACTTCTGGAGTAGTCGCTCCGTAAGGGTCGGTGTCTGCGTTGTCCCGTTGCCCCACTTCAACGAATAGTTTTTCGATGATTCCGTTATCCACGACCATAGCATAACGCCAAGAGCGATCTCCGAAACCAAGGTTAGACTTATTGACAAGCATTCCCATAGAACGTGTGAAGTAAGCATTGCCGTCTGGAATGAGTTTGACTTTCTCAATGTTTTGGTCTTGTGCCCAGGCATTCATCACAAACCCATCATTAACAGAGATGCAGTAAATATCGTCGATGCCGAGACCCAGAAAGTCATCATATCTCTCTTCGAATCCAGGTAACTGATAGGCACTGCAAGTAGGAGTGAAAGCACCAGGCAGACTAAAAATGACCACTCGCTTTCCATCGAAAAGATCTGCAGATGTACGAGTTACGAATTCACCAGATTCACGAAGAGTAAATTGAACTTGAGGGATTTGATAACCTTCTTTACGCATAGTAACCTCCATCAGAATACACCTGGAATTACTTGCCCAGTAACAAGATATGAACCGACAGCAGCAACGAATCCGATCATTGCAAACCAACCATTAATACGTTCCGCTTTTTCAGTAAAAAGATTTTTCATTTTGTTTCTCCTCTTTTAGTTGTGTTTTGAATAACAATAAATTTGTCTTTCTTTAGGGTGCCTGCGATACAAACTTTGAGTTCATCATCATTAGACCAGGCACCCTCTTCTACAAGTTGTTGAAGGGCAAGACTAAGTTGCCCAAGCATTCCAGCACTCATCAGTAAGTTTCTGCGACTTTCTCTACAGCATAACCCAGAAGTACGAAAAATGCAACTGCAGTGAGTGTGAAGATTACTTCAGTCATCAGAATACACCGAAGAAGAAGTTACCAGTAGCAACATAAGACACAATACCAGCAATAAACCCTAGCATTGCCCAACGTCCATTGGCAAGTTCTGCACGTTCGCTGTGTGTCATCATACCATATTTGATGGCATCTTCATCGGAAATATACATTTTGGGTTCGCGAGCAAACATATTCATTTGCCCACGCTCATTGGTCGTTACAGTCATTATCTTTTGTAAAGATTTACAACAGAATTATATAGCAAAAAGAAAGGGGTGTCAAGCACCCCCCCCCCTCCTCATTCATTTACCCTCAAATCCTGGCGGTAGTGTCCCAAAGTACGGATCATAATCAAAAATTGAATTCCAATCTTGAATATTTGGAGAATCGTTTCTCCAAAAATTCCAGAGACCTTCATAACTCGACTTATGAAAAACATCAATATGATCTGTGTGAATAGAAGAACCTAATTCAATCTTATAAAGAAATAAAGGAATTGCGTAAGTATTTCCAGAATTATAAATCAAATCATCTGCAACTGCTCTGGGTTTAACTCCATTATCAATCTTATACTTATCACCACGAACATGAAAATTAATTAGTTTCTGTGCATGATTTCTTGTAATCAAATAGCAAGCAGTAGAAAAATCATTTACAAATCTACGATGCAACTTCATATGTACCTGTGCAGGATTAATGATTGCAAGTTGGACTACATCATAAGCATAAGGAATCTTAGAAAAGAAATCTCTCCAAATAAATCCCCAGTGCTTCACAGTATCAAGATCACAATCATCTTCCATAATCAGAGCACAAGGAGAATCAGAAGTCTCTAAGAAGTACTTCAGTGCCTTCAGATGTGACGTTACACAACCTACCTCACCAGAGGACATCATATCAGGATAGCGTCCTTTGAGAATGTCTCCAAGGTCTCTACCATCTCTACCGTCATAAGCAGAGATACGAGTATAATCTTCAATCTCCCAGTACTTAAACTGATCTTCCATAAATTTTGCTCTTTCTGGTTGTTCGTCCAGATTGAGGTAATAAATTGGAGGAAGACCCTTGAGTTTATAAAGTGCTTTATTTCTATCCATTAAATTCTAGTCCAACGCTCAGGAATTAAATCTTTAGTGTCTTTATCTTGATTACCTTCACCAAACCACTTTTCAGGAGCCACAACATTACCAGAACCCGACAACCAGGCACCCCACCAACTAAAAGAGGAGTTAGCAATAATATGTTGTGTACAAAGACTCATCAGACACAAATCAACATATTGATCACCAGATTCAGAAATCATAAACCTATCATCAGAGAATAAGTCTTGTTCTTTACACCATTCAGGATCATCAGAAAATACAATGACTGTTAAAGTATCATTAAAATGCTTAAGTGCCTTTTGATAATAATCCAAATCAAGTACAGTATGATTTGGATTCTGAAGATAGTCTGTGCGACGAACGTGAAGACTAATTGCTTCTCCAACTGAACCAATCATTTCTTTGCAGGGTTCAAGAATCTCATCTTTAAACGAAAAGTCTGCACGAATCTCACCTTCAATATGCTTGAAGTATTTTTCAGTCTGAAAAAATCCAGCAAGACTAATTTCATCTGGACACATATTGAAAAGAAGATCATCAAAATGAAAATGCTTTTCTTCTGCTACTGGAGCATATCCTCGGTCCAAAAGTCCAATATTATGAGGTTGTAATGTAGACAACTTGAATGGATAGAAGATTTCAATCTTCATATCAAAATTATAAGGATCTCTAATTACCTGTTGATGATTAGGAATACAATAATTATATCCACGATTTCTAGCAATACCTTTGAGAGATGCATATTGGAACATTTGATTTCCAAGTCTTCCCAATTTACCAAAATAATTAAACGCTAACATTTAATTGCTTCCTCCTACGCTTTACATACTTTTGATTTTCAAAATAATTAACTATTTGATTTTTATCCCAAGTTCTAATTTGATTCCACATATCAGTATTATATTGCCACTTGGGATTATGGTAGTGGGAATTAAAAGTCCTTTCATGGTTCAAATGATAGCACATATCTTTAACTCTTCCAACTTTAAGCCCCATTACCTGAATGCGATATAAAAATTCACAGTCCTCTGGACCCCAAGCCATAAAATTTTCATTCCACATATAACAATCAATTTCTGCCTGCCTTCGAATCATTTGTCCAAGACCCATCACAGATGGACAGATATTACAACCAGGATTCAATACACTTAAATCAAACTTCGATTGAATAAAATTATTAAATATTTCTGCTGGATAATCTACCAACCACTGATAAACTCCAACACCATAACAATAAACTGCATCAAATCCTTGTTGAGAAATCATATTGTATGCAGTTACGTAACTGCTTACCGGAAGAAGATGATCGATATCATAATTATAAACAACCTCAGTATCAGACTCCAGTAAAAGGTCATTCAATATTCTAGTCTTATGAAAAAATGCATCATCGTCATATTCAAAAATATGTTTTAAATTCTCTGGGGTTTTTCCAAAAATTTTAGCGATGATTGGTGAAGCACTTTCACTGAAAATTGATTTAGTATCATTTTCTTTTACGATAATTTTACACTCCGGAAAATTGTGCGTAATATAACTAATGGTTGTAATAATATTTCTCAACCTATCTTCCGATTCAATCCTACAAGGCATTAAAAATGTAAGGTTCATATCACACCTCTATCCAAGACTCTGGGAGCAAATCATTCATATCAAGATTGTTTGATTGAATATACTCTTCAGCAAACCATAATTTAGGAGCAATAATAGGTTTGGAACGATTTTGCATTAACCAAGCGCCCCACCAACTCATTGAACTATTTGCTATAATTGCACCAGAACAAAGAGACATCATACAAAGATCGAAATATGGAATGAGAGATTGAATTCTTCCATCTTTAGTTTCAGATGTTTGACTATATCTTTCATTATATTCGGAAATCATAAATCTATCACTACTAAAGATTTCCTGCTCTTTACACCATTCTACATCATCAGAAAAAACTAAAACGGTAGAATCTTCATCAAAATATTCCAATGCCTTTTGATAGTATTCGAGAGAACATAATGGATGTGCATATTGGTGATTCACATAATCACCTCTACGAACATGAAGAAAAATTGGACTATCTAATTCAGAAAAAATTTGTTTACAGGGTTCAAGAATTTCATCTTTAAAAGTATAATCTTCTCGGATTAGTATTTCAATGTTTTTAAAATATTTTTCAGTTTGAAAGTAGTCGTGAAGATTGACATTATCTGGACAATTATCAAAAAGTTCTTGACTAAAATGAAATTGCCCAGACTGAATACTTTGAGCATTAATGATACCAAAGTTTTCTTCTTTTACAGAACTCATTTTAAAACAGTCAAACAGTCCATAGTTAGAATCTCCATAATTATTTGGATTAGGAATTACCCAATCAAATCCACGATTGGCGGCAATTCCACGCAGACCAGCATATTGAAACATCTGGTTCCCAAATCTACCATTAGATCCCAAACGATTATATCCAATAGTCATTTGCTACTCCTCACATAAAGAGCGTCACCCCAAATACCTCCTTGCCAGTAAGTTTCAACTCTTTCCATATTGTACACAGAAAGAAACTCATCAAGTTGTTCAACATAAGCATTATCTTCATAAACTTCATCCCTGTTTACCTCACAATAAACATAATCAATATGTTTAAGAGTTTCAGATCCTCCTTTTAAAACTTCAAGTTCGTATCCCTGAACATCCATATTAATAAAATTAAAACCTACAGTCTCTTTCACATAACTATCAAGTTTTTTCATCTCAACTTCTTCTACACCAGGAAATCCTACTGTAGGATGATTTTCAAGATGCAACTTTGGTTTAAGAATTGAGCTGCTTTGTTGCTGATTATCACTCACATACATTTTTACCATCTTTTCTTCATTACCAAGAGCAACTTGATGTCCACTAATATTTGCATTCAATCCACTAACATTTCTTTCAAGAATACTAAAGTTTAAATTAAGTGGTTCAAATAAGATAATATCTTGAATTCCATTGTAAATATATTCTTCAAGTTCTTCTCCCCTATGAGCACCGATATGGATAATACCTTTAATATCCATACTATACTTTTTTTTCAGATCGGTAAAACTAATTAACATAAAAATTACTTTTCTTCTAAATGTGTTTTATAGAGGTAGTCATCAACAATTAAAGAATTTTGAACTATCTCATAATTTTCTTTTATCGCATCCATTCTATCATAGTAGAATTCTGGAGTCAATGACTCTACATTAAAATCATCTGTTAATGTAATAATTCCTTTTGGATTAAAAAATTTGCCGATGTCAGGGGCCCCATGATAAATTGGAATCGTTCCAGTGGCAAAGCAATCTTGGATCTTTTCAGAGAAATATCCCAAACAACTTTTATTTTCAATAGCAACAGAGAACATATAGTCTTTTAAACCATCTTCTTTGTTTTTAATAAAATTAAATCCCCTACCATAAAAGTCAAGTTTATTCTGTAATTTTTTTACCCATTCCAATCTTTGTTTATGACCTTCACACATTAGAATATTTGAAGCAATCATAGAAACCAATTTAGTTTTTTCATAAATTGCAGGTTCAACAATCCAAGTTCCATATTGATAAACTTGTTTAAATTTTCTATGCAATGTCAATAATTCACCATATTGGACATTCATGAATATGGCATCATAAACTCTAACATAATGAAGATAATTTCTTTTCATATCCTCATACATATCAGGATAGATGTGTGGAGGTTCATACAACCAAGCATATTTTTTCACACTCCTATCATCATCAAAAACGAGAGGAATAGAATGATCTACATAAAAAGTTTCATCACAAGATCCATCCAAAGTCCATTCAACATATTTGCTCTCTTGTTTATAAATTGATGCTCCCTTATTTTCGTTGTCCCAGTTTGCCCAACCGCATCCTACAATATTATATCTTTTTTTCATAAACCTAATCTCTTACAAATTTTTTCTACAAGTTTAATTTCATAATCTTTACCATCTTGCATACCAATTCCCCATGCGTTGTGATTCGCATTATGAATTGTGTTGTAAGTTAAGTGAAAAGAAAATCCATTTTTAACATAAAAAGTTTTTTTATTAAAATAATTCTTAAATAAATTAAATTGAACTTCATCAAAAGCATCGTATGCTGGCATTGAAAGAACACTTCTCCAATCCTTTGTTTTTACAAGAAAGACACTGTTAGTATAATACGGACAAATAAATTCTTCAATAGAGTAATTCTGTTTATCAAGCATTTTATCAAAGTTATTCATAATATACTCATTTAAAATAACTTGGGATTCTGCACAAATACGAATTGGATGAATACCTTTATAGTGATGATTTATTCGAATAACACCTCCATAAAATGCAGATGGATTCCAAGAATCTGCCTGAAGAGTATAGGTGTTTAATGGTGAGTAATCAGCACCCCAAAGTCCATTCGGCATATTCCTATTCAAAAAATCTGAGTAGATTTCATTTTTTACAGATTCATCAGAAACAAAAGATTCAATAAACTGATCTACAAGGGGAATATTATTTGAAAGTAATGGTGCTATAGCAAAGTTTTCATCAGATTCCAATACATCAACATTTTCAATCATATAATCCCATACATGATTGTTGATGAAACAATCTTCATCCAATTTTACAGAGTATTCCGTTTTTTGAGTTAAGGCATATCCTATCTTTTCCATATAGTTCATATTTCCCGCAGGAAATGAAACTATATTAGTTTCAATACCATCAAGTCTTTCCCAATCAGTATTTTCGGTAGAGAGAATATTAACTCTAATTTTTGATTTATTTTCTTCTTTGATTAAATTCAGAAAGTATTTTGTTATTTTCCAAAAAGTTTTAGGTCTATTGTGAGTAAGATAATTAATAGTAATCATGGTGCGTACTTCCATCTAATGAATTTTTTAATATGACAATCTTTGTCATAATTTACTCTTTTAACACTATAGTATCCCTCATCATGTTTTCGTATTACTTGTTCTTCCATCAACAAATGATTTCTATCTTTATTAGAAGGATCATAAGTTCCAAAGTGTTTTGGAAACTCCCAGGGTTGTTCTGATAAGAGAACCATATATCCAGGAAAAACACTAATCATATCTTCATTTGGATATAGATTAGTGCAAATATCAATATTCTTTTTAGCAAGTAGCATTGCTTCTTTTGTTAGGGTAAGACATTCCCAATTAGAAGGCATAGGAACTGTTTTAATATTACAGTGTTTATATAAGTCTTTTCTATCCCATCTACCATGATATTGATTCAAAGGAAATCCAACTATCTCCTTATTAAAATTATACCCGTGATAATGCTCATGCCAATTGTGTTCTACATTATAGAATGTGACATAATTAACATTTTTTTTAAATTCTATTTTGTTAATAAAATATTGATTTGCAGATACCAAACAAAAATGATCGAAGGAATTAATTTCATCCTCTGTGAGAGATCTTACAATTTGCTCATATGCACCAAAGATAAAACTTGAATGATTCAGAACTCCTGGCATATGACGAGTTCTTACCTTAGGATGGACTATAGTTGGATGATTGACAATGAAATCACAGTCATCATGAAAATAACTGATATTGGCAATCATATCATTTAAATCATCAACATTCTGCACAATAGAATGTGCAAAGATGATAAAGCAACATCTATTCATCTTTTATAAGCAGTAACTGATAAAATTTTATTTTCAGAAGAAAACTCAATAATATCCACAACATTTAAATACTCAACCTTTCCATCTACATCAACTTCAATGCTGATTTCTGAAGCGGTTGTATTTCCATCTACACAAATTTTTACGGGGGTTACTGTAATACTATCTACAGAATCAAAAATATTTTGATTCGCAACGACGACTTCAGATTTACCAAATTTTTCAATTTCCCAATCTTTCAAAACTACAGATTCATCAAATAGTTTTGAAAGATTATCAATGTCCTTATTGGAAAAAATTGCAAAATATTCAGTTGTAAGTTCTTTAAGATTCATAATTTTAAATTAATAAACTACTCCCAGTTCAATTCCCACCATGTATGTATACCTCTACTATTAGTCTCTATACCATATCCATTCAACAATTGCTTAAGGGTGGAATACTTTCCAAAATTCCAAAGTCCTTCAGAAAGAGCGTGCATATGAGGAAAAAATAATGATGTAGTTGTTCTTTTATTTGCAATATCTTTTTCACCTTGAATGCTATAACAATTTTTGCGTCTCATAAATTCCAAACAATCACTGTCCTCATTTTGATTCTTGCGTTTTTTTAATTTTTCAGTAAATTCCTCAAAAACAGATTTATTCCATATTGCTGGTTGAAAAATATGACTATCTTCTCGATAAAAGTAATATCCATCATATTTACTTTTTATACCTAATTCCTTTGCAGCAATTGGATCAGAAAGTCTCCTAGTCACTCTAGCATGATCTGAATTAATATAACTTAAGAGAAATCCACAATTAACTTCATCCATAAATGAAGTCATATCATCTATAATATTACCATAAACATAGTTCGTTGGCAACCAATCTTCATGAATGAAAATGACATATTTACTTTCAAATTGTTTTAAAAGTTGATTAACCTTTTCTGTCCAAATTAAATTATCATTATAAGTATGAAGAATCCAATCTTGAGGAATATTAAAACTTGATATGTCCACCAAAGTATCATTATACCCAAAATGAACTTCCACATCTTTTACATATTTTTGAACTTGACCTATCAACGCTGGCCAAATAAAATTGCAATCAGAATGTGTGTAAATTAACAATGGAGTTTTTGATTTCATAATTAAATATAATTCTCTTTAGGGTAATTATGCAAATGTCTTTCATATACATTTATATCAGAATTCCAAAGGCTTTTTAAATTACCATCTCCCATCCCAATCCAAAATTCACCATTATGTCGTATAGAGAGTATAGGTGGAGTCTTTGGAAATTTGATTTCATCTATAGTAGGAAGTTTTTTAATATATGAAGAATTTGCCCACCAAAAATTTCCAGAATAATGAAGTGCTGGTTCATCAACTAAATCAACACCACAAGAGTCACAATTGTCCAATAATTGCAAACAGTTTTTATATTGTTGCACATTAAAGTAAGTCATATACTTTCTCCAATCAACAATAGATTGATTATCCGGGGTAGTAACACCCTTCGTATGAATATATAAAATTTTATGATTTTCCTCTACAGAATCAGCAAAAGATTTTAATAAATCTAGGGTAAAAAATTCACCAGAATTTACATTGGAATCTTGATGAATTCTAATCTTTTCATTTGGTTGAATTACTAAATCACCTTGCCCAACAATACAAAGATTGATTGCACTTATCTGATTAATAAGATTCGATTCTACTATTTCATAATAAATTTCATCAAATATTTCTTGATATTTTCCAATCGTTCCTACATGAAAATAAATCGTATTTTTCTTTTCGTTCATATTTAAATTAATGCGACAGTTAATTGTTCTATAGTTTCTTGGTCAGCAATTTCATAGGCAACTTCCTTTTGCTTAAGCAATTCAACTTCAGAGTTTGTATTCATAAAAAACTCATATTTCTCTCTAACCTGACGAGACCAAAGAACATCCTCCCCTTGCCCCCATACTAGTTGTTCATTTAGGGGAAATTCCAGCATTACTTTTCGTTTTGAAATCCAATATGCTCCAGAAAAATACATATATTTTTTGAATCTGTTCTCATCATATGGAAGAATGCATTTCTTATCTGGACCAGCAATTTGCATAATTGTAGGATTATCCCACATACAAATGCACCAATCACGATATCTGGTACTATCATGATTAGTGATTTTTGTCATACACAAATCAAAGTCATTACCAAATTCTAAAAATCCTTTATACCAATTATCAGTAAGAATAACATAGTCGTGTAAATAAACTATATTTTCAAGTTTGGCAAGATTGGTGACAATATTTTTCTTTCTGGTAATCCATTTAGGAACTACCTCATCATTAAATTGAACTACTCTAGTATTTTTTCTAGAAACTTTCGAATTTCCAACTATTATAATTTCATAAGTAGGAATATTTTGCTTTTCAATACTATCAACAATAATGTTGATATTTTCATCCTCCGTTCCAGAAGTAATAATTCCAAAAGTAAATTCCATGTTATTTAACGATATCCTTTTTTAAACGTGTCGTTTGGGCGCCCATCAGACCTTATTAAGTAGTATAGAAAATCAATCCTTTTAACATAATTTTCTATTTCTTTCGCATCTTTTTCGTAAGATTTATTATACTCAGAATTTATTTTCAAATCCACAAAATCATCAAAACTGAGTCCATGTTTAATTTTTTTAAGATGCAATAATAAGAGATGATGTTGGTCTACAGAATATTTTCCATAACATCCATATTTTAAATTTTCATCAACTAAAGATTCCAAATTTAAAATTAAATCAGAATAATAATCAATAAGTTTTGATGATGATACACAAAACCAATCCGCAAATCCAAATGCGTCGTTGGTAATATTGAAGCAAGATGTATCAATAATTGATAAATCCAATGGTTGGCAAATTTTCAGATCACATCTAGTTCTAATAGAAATATCAAAACTAAAATTTTTATTTTCAAATTCTTTTTTTAATTTATTACATTCATTCACAGAAGTATATTGTCCGTGTGTTCTATCGTCATTATTGACCAATATTGGATTTTTATTTTCAGTAATAGATAATTTTTCTAAATTAATGATATCTAATATTTTTTGACTTTCTGTATTATAAGTACAATAAACAGTTCCATCATGATTCCAATCCAAAAAATTCCAAGTGTGCATAAAAAATTTAAAATCATATTCAGGATTTATTTTTATTAAATTTTCCTCCATACCTTCAACAACTTGTTGAAGAGATTCATAAGATCTAACATGTCCACTTAAAAGAACCGCAACTTTATTTTTATTCATTCATATACCTCAGATTTTAAATAAAAAGAATAATCACTACAAATGCCATGACAATTAAATGCATTTAAGACAGTAAAATCTTCTACTGACATATTCCATTCTGGCATCACAATTATGGACTTTGGAGTATAAGTTTTTCCAGGATAAGACCAAATATAATTTTTACTTGTTAGAGTAAAATCATCTTCCTGATGCCAGAAGTAATTAAATCCACTGGTTCCGTGAGCAAACTCATAAAGTGCTTCTATATTCTTACAATGAATCCACAGATTGTCAATATATTTTCCCATCCAAAACCAAGTTATGGGATATTTAGGTTCATCGTGACCCAAATAAAGTGTCTTATTAAAGGTATCATAATGAATATCAATCTCTACATCATATCCTTTAGTAATTGCTGCCTCAATATATTCTGGACGATTTTCTTGTGATGGATTTGGACCATTGGTATTTCCTCGATGTGCTATTAATTTCATTTTTCAACTACCCAAAACCGACGATTATAACTATTTGCAATCTTACTATTTCTATCTTCCCAATCATAATAATGCACCCCACCATTCAATTTACTATCACAATATTTTGAAAATTTACAATTATTTTCTTTTAAAATATTTTCAACATAAGAGGTTGATGGAGCGCCACCTCTGCTCGTTAATGATTGATCTATTCCAGATTCAAATTTAAAAAATATTTCTGGTTCAAAAGAATCATAAGTAACTGTTTCAAAAAACATCAACTGGCAATTTTCAATACAATTAATCAAATGTTGTTTATGATATTTTTCAAGATGATAATAAAGACCGAAGTTGATTATTATATCATACTTTCCAAAAATCCATTCTGAAGTGTCCAAATTATAATGTTCAACTTTCAATAAAGGGTAATCATTTTTCATCATCAAATAATTTTCAAATCTTCCTTCAACAGAAGTTACATCAGATTCCAAAACTTCTGCAAAATAATTTCCAAGGTATCCATTAAATGATCCCAATTCAAGAATTTTTTTACCCTTAAAAAACTCTGGAGGATATAAATCTAATATAAATTGAATTCTACTATTTTGCCACGCTGGATGGTAAGTTGACGGTTTTGAGTTAGTTTCTTTCATAATTCTCCAAGAAATAGTTTAGATCTTCAGGAGTTCCAATCCCCCACATTCTTTCAATATCTTTGATGCGGACTTTCTTACCATCAGCAATTGCTTCATTGAAGACTGGGCAGACATAAAACTCATCATTAGTTCTGATGTTTTTCTCAATCATTTGTTCAGCATATTTAACATAATCAGATCCTTTTTTCCAAAAATAAATTCCAACGGTTGCATTGTTACTGATTGGTTTTTTCTCTGCAACTTCAGAAACAAATCCATCTTCACCGATTTTAGCATAAGACCACTTTGGATGTGTTGCCTTGAAACTAACAATACCACCATCAACACCATCAGCATTGAATGCATAAAGACACTCGTTACTATTCCACTCTACGAATTGATCGGAATTAGCCATTACCAATGGAGAATCATTATTAATGAATTCCTTAGCAAGAAGAGTTGTGCAGGCAGCACCTTCGGTAAGACCATCTACCTGAACAATATTACAATTAGGTGCAATCAAATTCAACAGATACTGAAGACTATACTTTTCATAATGTTCTTTCTGGACAATAAAAGTATAGTTTGCTTCAATATTAAGATTCTCAACTACCACTTGAATCATTGGTTTACCATTAACCTCAATTAATGGTTTTGGAAAGGTATATCCAGCATTAGCAAACCTACTGCCAGCCCCTGCCATAGGAATAAGAACATTCATTTTTTCTGATTTCCACGGAATAGAATTTATAATTTTTTGAGAAAGAATATGAATAGCATCATCTATTTTGGTTTGTGTCATATCATCCCTATTTTCAATAGGAATCAAATGTGCTTTGCTGTCAATAGCACCTTGTCTACCAATATGACTATCCTCAAAAATGACAGTATCTTTAGGAAGTGCATTGCAGGCAGTCATACATTTCCAATACATTTCAGGAAATGGTTTGTTGCGAACTACATCCTCATTACTGACATAATAGTCAACAAATTCCAATATTCCCAATTTGAGTAAAACCAATTTGACAGTATTCCGAATACTATTACTAGCAACAGCAATCTGATAATCTTTTGACTTTAATTGCTGGAAATAATACATCAACTCATGGTCATGTTCTAGTCTTGAGAAAATTTCAAATGTTGCCTTTTGCTTATCTTCCCAGATTTGCTGATGCTTGTCTATTGGCAAACCTTTATTCTTAGTCAGAATAGACAACTTCTTAGAAGTGGGAAGTCCATCATAGAGACTCAAATGCTCATCTCTACTAATAACATATTTCTCATTGACATTTTCCAAAGCACAATTTAATGCATCATAATGCATATCTCTACTGTCAATTAAGACACCATCAAGATCAAATATTACTAATTTATTCATTTGATAAAAAATTTACGATTTTTTCTTTAACAATATTATTAGAATTTAAAACCTTATCATCAACTAAAACATCATAGTGTATTTTTCCCATTACAAGTTGATGATATTTTAAACCCCAAGAATCCAATTGTTCAATTGTTTTTGAATATAATTGACTATAAATTTCTACAACATTACCCTTAAACTGGGACATTCCTCGTGCAGTATAAATTATAATTTTATATCCGTCATCATATAATGAATTTACTAATTGAATTGCTTCCTGATAAGGTTGACAGTAACTATATTTGGATGGTCCAAGATCTTCATAACCTTTTGGTCTGAAGCATATAACATCGTCCAAATCAAACGCAATAATTTTTTGTTTGCTCATTGAGTAATTTTAATTTAGAATTAATTCTTCTCTGTATTAATTTATCTGCGTTTGGAAAGTGAGTTTTTATGGATGTAATGAAATCAGATTTGGATATGACATAATGACAACAAGTTATTATAAGTTGTTCCTTTGATATTCTTGTAATATCAGGTATCCATTTTTTCCACTTACCAGAATTATAGCATATTTGATACAATGTCTCAAATAATTTCTTATCCTCTTTACAAACTTCAAGATAGAATTCGGATTCTATTTGTCCATATTCTGGTGCAATATTAATAGCATCAAGTCCTGCAGAGAATCTCATTTCAACATCAAAAGAATCCGTAAGATAATCTCCGTTGTGTTCTTTACTCATTAAATTGAAACTTTTAACAACATCAATAAATTTTTCCAATCTGTTATTGTTAAAGTTTCCAGTATTAGTTCTGGTAGAAAGATCCAACCTAGTTCCAGATTGGACAACGGCATATTTAATTTGACTAAATTGTTCTCTCGTCAATGAAAATCTTAAAAATTCTAAGAACCAAAGAAGTTCTTCAGGTTCATATTTAAAAATTGCTTCTTCAGTTCCCACTTCATACATCATATTAGGATTAATTAAGTGTATAGAATTAATGGAATCTAAAGTTTTCTCAGCTGCAATATAAATCGAATCAGAAACTCTAAAAGGATCAATATGAATCAAATCGAAATATTTTGCATCAGACTGAAAAGATTCTATTCCATTATCACTTACCTGCCCCTGTTCTGCACCACCATGGTCTCTACAAAGAAGAATAGATGAATTTTTAGATTTCACATATTCTGAAAAACTTTTGACATTCCATTCATTTACATATCCTCCAGAAAAATCAACTTGTCTCCTAGAAGGAATTAATCCAATAGAATGCTTTTGACCGTGTTTAATTACACAGTCAACTACATTCTTACTCATTGGACCGATGTAATATTTTGGAAATTTCATAGAATCTTCAAAAGTTTTCTTTCAACTTCTGGACAAGGATAGTCAATAAACTTAAACTTGATATTGCAATCATCAACATATTCATAAAATGCTTTTTGTTCGTGGTCATTACAACTTTCACTAAAATTATAACACCATTCATCAAAAGCAATTAGAGTTCCTTTTTTAATATATGGGTGAAGGTTATTAAAAATGGTTTTGGTAGATGAATACAAATCACAATCAACGTGCAGTAATGCAATAGTATCTGCTTCTTTCAGATAATCATGAATTGTATCTTCAAACCATCCCTTATAAAATTTAATACCATCAATATCAGGAATTGCTCCATCAGTACTAAAATGTCCTTTATTGCAAGGAGTTCCCACCCAGTCCTCTGGCAATCCTTCAAAGGAATCAAATCCAAAAAATTTATAATTGTCTCCAAAAATTTCTTTGATAATACTTATTGTCGTTCCCTTATATACGCCAAATTCCAAAACATGAGTATAATTAGGATTAATATTTTCTAAAGCTCTTTGAACATACGCAGGGTTATTCATTTAATTTCTCCAAATTTAAAAATAAATTGTATTTTCCAAAATAATATAAAAACATATCTAAAGGATGTTCATGCAACGGTGCCATATTAATCCAAATGATTGAACTTAAAATTTCAATTGCTTGATAATTAATATCATTCAAATTGCAAAAATCTTTCAATATACTTTTACAATCCAGTAAAGATTTTTTAACATGAACATCACAAGTAATATCTTTTTCGAAATTGATTGAAAAGTAATTATTACTCAAAATTTCATGATTCAAAATTAGATTATGATTTAGTTTTGCCAAATCATAATGCATATCCCCATTATCTATACTACCATTAAAATCTTGCCTCCAATCAATAAGAGTAAATTTTTCATAATCTACCAAGATATTATCTAAAATAAAATCACCGTGAAATCCTGTTGGACCCTTACCCATTATAAAATCAAAATTAACTCTATTGAGTAATTCTTTCATTGGAGGAATAAGAATTCCATTAATACAATCTTCAGTATCCCCCAAATTATATTTTTCTAAAAACTTCTGAACACGAAGAATAGTTTTATCTCGATAAAAAGAAAGTGCATTCTTTGTATATGCATCATCATTTTTTGGAGTCCAAAGATTCTTTTTTGACCATTCCAATAAATTAGAAAATCTTTCTAGATTTATGTCTTCTGCTAAAAGATTTCCTTTTACATATTCATATTTGTAAAAGTTTTCTTTACTATCAATTAATTTTGGAATTAATCCTGTAAGGCTATGAGTTCTTAAAACTCTATCGCAACACACTCTTTTATTGTAAAAGAATTTAATCACAAAATCATCAAAGACAAAGATGTTCTCATCTTCTTTATCTAAAACATGAACTTTCCCTTTAATTTTTGAGCGAGTTCTTTTCAAAGAATCAATATTTCCAATATCATACCATTCATCAATATTTACAACTGTAAAGTCATTCATCTTACGAATAATATGACAATCACTCAAATCATTAGTGTTTACAGTTGCGAGAGTAATTTTACAAATATCCCAAAATACTTCATACTGATGAATACCAGAAACTCCTACATAAACAAAATCAAAATTCTGTTCACCTTTCTCATTGATCGATGCAATCTTTCCATTCACACAATTAATAGTTCTATAAGACTGACTATTATCTCCAGCACCACCAATAGACCAGTTGCCAGAAAAATCTATATCAGCAATATAATTTTTTGGAAGGATTGTATCACAAGCATGAAAAATAAAAGGAGATTGTAAATGTTCTTCACACAAAGAAATGGAATAAAGTAAACTACTACCCTCTCCCATATAATTGTCAACTTCTACAAATTCAATTTTTTTTTCTGGATGGGCAAGAGTCAAATATTGCTTTACGTGAGATCCATAATGACCCAATGTAACAACAAATTCGACATCATCAGGATATAACTCAATGATATGAGATATTACTGGTTTATCACCAACTCTAACCAAACTCTTATTTGTAAACTTAGTTAGATTACCAAGTCTGGACCCCAATCCACTAGTTGTAAGTAGAACCTTATACTCTACCATACTTATCCTCTACTCTCACAATGTCGTCTTCTTCAAAGGAATCACCAAGTTGAATTTCCACAAATACCAGTTCATCTTCTCCAATATTTGTGACACAATGTTTTGCTTCTTTAGCAATGTTGATAATATCACCTACATTGTGTGTTGTCACTATATCATCAATTTTAATTTCAGCCGAACCCTTTACAATTACCCATATTTCACTTCTTTTAAAATGATATTGATAACTAGGAGACTCTCCAGGATTAATTACAATTTTTTTAACCTTGGTATAATCTTCTTCTAGAATATTTTCATATGAACCCCAAGGTTTAAGAAATTTAAGAAAATTATTATTCATAAAATGTTTTATTATACTTTATATCATTATACCAAAAAAGGAGAGTTTACTCTCAACATTTCTGGCATATAACTTTTTTCCAGAACCCACACTCTTTTTTTTATTTTATAAAATGCACTATTGTCCATAAACACACATGTCCTCAACCAATTCTTTAAATGAAATCTTAGGTTCCCAACCTAGTTTTTCCTTTGCCTTAGAGGCATCACCCAACAAAGTTTCAACTTCAGCAGGTCTAAAATATTTAGGATCAACTCGAATAACTGCTTTTTTAGTATTCCAATCATATCCAACTTCGTCCAACCCTTCACCCATCCATTCAATCTTCATACCAAAATAAGGTGCTGCTTCTTCAACAAACTCACGAACCGAATATTGTTTTCCAGTGGCAATTACAAAGTCCTCAGGTTCATTCTGTTGAAGCATTAACCACATTGCTTCTACAAAGTCTTTTGCGTGTCCCCAATCACGTTTGGCATTTAAATTACCAAGATACAAGCAATCTTGAAGTCCAACAGAAATCTTAGAAAGTGCTTGAGTAATCTTACGAGTCACAAAAGTTTCACCACGACGAGGAGATTCGTGATTAAAAAGAATACCAGTGCAGGCATACATTCCATATGCTTCACGATAGTTCTTTGTAATCCAATATCCGTAGAGTTTTGCCACACCATAAGGAGAACGTGGATAGAAGGGTGTAGTCTCCTTCTGTGGAGTCTCCTGAACTAATCCGTAGAGTTCACTAGTAGATGCCTGGTAGATGCGTACACGGTCTTCCATGCCCAGGAGACGCACTGATTCAAGAACCCTAAGAGTTCCTATAGCATCCACATCAGCAGTGTATTCAGGCATCTCAAAGGATACTTTGACATGACTCTGAGCACCAAGATTATATATTTCATCCGGTTGAACTAATTGAATAACTCTAACAAGATTTGTTGAATCAGTTAAGTCCCCATAGTGCAACTTTAATTTATTATAAATGTGATCAATGCGATGTGTATTGATGAGAGAACTACGGCGAATAATTCCATGAACTTCATATCCCTTTTCCAAAAGAAGTTCAGCAAGATAAGATCCATCTTGACCAGTAATTCCAGTAATTAAAGCAACTTTCATGTATCAAAGTCTTTTGTATCATTATACCAAAAAAGGAGAGTTTATGCAACTCTCCCGTCAGGTCTTTCATGCACGCCACTTGCCCTTTGACTGGAGGCAAGAAACCAGGCGGGAGAGAGTCCCATCCGCACCACTTGTTTTTTTATGGGAAAACAAGAAACCAGAAGGGGTCAAATTTGACTC